ACCGCTGATTTACAAGGTACTTTACGACCGCTTGTAATTAAACATCCCATATTTTTAAATTTTTTTAAATAAAAAAGGGTAGGCAGAACCCACCCCTTTAAATTTGATTAGTTAATTAATTATACTGTCGTTCTTAAAACGATATCAGTTACTTGTGCATACTGAACACCAGCCGTAAATCTCATTACGACACGTACATTTTGTGAACCGTCATTTTCAGCCATATCAATTACTCGAACTTCGTTTAAATCTGAAGTCAACCCTGTTCCGAAAAATAAATTTGATTTTTCAGCTGCTATGATCGTTCCTGCATTTGCTCCCCTTGCTGCTATAACTGGAATACCATCAAAGAATAAAGAACCTAATGATTGGTTATTTCCTTTGTTTTCGTATCCGTTTGCTCCTACACCACCAGATTGGAATCCACCTAATGCTCTTGTGTAAGCTCTTACAACGTCTGAGGCTGCATAGATAATTAAATCTTCAGAACCATAAACGGCAGTAGGAATTGCGTCAGTTACCGCACCTAAGAACCCAATTACATTGTCAGCATCTACGGCTGCTCCAGTAAGTTCTTGAGCCCCAGGAAGGTCAGTATCGGCTGCTAATAAAGTTTCAAACCCATCAAACTGTCCGCTTGTTGCAGTTGTTCCAGACCAGATATTTTTTTCAGTTCTATCGGCTACTTTAGAAGCGACGTGAGCTAATACGAAATCAGAAAAGTTTGGTGCTAAGCTATCAAAAGCGCTAAAACCCATTTGTTCAGCTTCCCAAGAATCGTGAAGTGTCTTTTTACAAATATCAAGATTTACCTGAAATTCTTTTGGTTCAAGAATTGCTTCTGTTAAAGTTAAAGTTCCTGCATCTGTTTGAAAGTCGCACGTTGCATCTTTTACGATGTCATCAGTTGCTGCTTTTTGAATCACAGATTTGTACTTTACATTCGGCATTACCGTAATGTTACCTTTGTCTAATGTGTCAGCAGATAGTAAAGCGGCAGCAATGTATTTGCCACTAAATTCGCCTGCATAACTTGTTGTTAATGATACACTCATTTTATTTAATTTTTAGTTGTTATTAATTATTTAATCTTGCCATTACTCGGTCAATAGTTGTGCTTTTTCTGTTAGGAGAAACACTAAATTTCGAGATGTTTTTATTACCTTCTGGATTTGAAACGATTGGATCAGCACTTGGCAATCCCAATTCTTTTTCAAGACTTAATTCGTGCTTAGAAAGTTCCTCAGTTAAAAGGTTTCCAACTTCTTCGCTTAAATCTTCTTTTGGTTCTAGCATAGCTTTGATTTCTTCAACCAAAGACTTAACTTCTTCCAATTCTTCTTTAGTAGCATAAGTCACTTCTTCTTCAGCTGCTTCAACCTCAACTTCTTCATCTTCGGTTTCTTCAACTTCTTCTTCAGCTTCTTCTTCTTTGATTTCAGATATAACCCCTTCTTCAACCACTACTAATAATTTACCGTCCTCTAATGAATACTCACCTATTGGTAAAGCAACCTTCTCATCTTCTGTAACGATAAACACTTCAACACCTGACTCAAAAGAATCGGCTTCAATAACCGTCCCATTGTCAAGTTTAGCTTGTTCTAACTTAACTTCTTCGTTAAGGTTTAAAACATTTTTGATTTGTTCAATCACTTTGTTTGATTTCATACTTATATATAATTTAGATTAATTTAATTTGTATTTTCGTTTAATTATCCTTTTTTCTGAATTATAAACCATTCGATTCCATCTGTCCAAACTTGGATACCCTCATAAGGTTTATTTATTACATAAGAAGCGTTCACGCCATCAAGTAATTCCGCCCCTGTTGGTGTTAAATTCACCCTTGTTGCAGTCGCAAATCCACCGTTTGAAATAAACCGCATCACTCTATTTGGATGTTGTGCTGCCGTTGGTAGGTTTAAAGTCATCGTTCCATTTGCACCATCCCAAGTCATTCGTATTAATTCTGCTTTATCATATGTTTCATCCTGTAAGCTTATTGTTTGACCATCTGAAACGACTAAACTAAC